CAAAATTGATGTCAAAACCATTAAAAGAAAAATTAAAGTATGATGCACAAGAACTCAACTTTATGAAAAAAACATCTAGAGCAAAACTTCCTTTATAATGCCTACTAGATCCGATTTAATGCATTACCGTCTTCAAGCAATATTGCGAGAGCATAGTTGGTCTGATCTTGAATATTTGGGAGAAGATGAAGAACAGGGGCATATGTATCGATTAGGGGACGTAGAAGTTCCTGTTAAGAATATTACAGAATTTGAATGTGAGCCAGTTGATGAAAGTGACACCGTTTGAAACCTATCAAACTTATCTTTCTATGAAGAGTCATTTTACCAACCCTAAGTATGATTATTTTAAGTATGGTGGCAAATGCCGTGCTACAATGTCTTCCTTTAACAAGCGAAAGGATAAATATTTTTTCGAACGAACTTCTAGGAAGTATTCTGATGAACAAGTGCTAGACTTTCTTCTAGCAAATTTTGTAAATGCTGACACCCCACAAAACTTATGGATAGGAGAGATAATCAACTCTGGCGAAAGAACCTACGCAGAGTGGATGAGACGGAAACAGAGTTTGACTTATATTTTCAAGGAGCAGTCCGAGAAATTACTCTCAGAGAACGACTTAGAAAGGCTATTCAGTTGCTCGAAAGGACACCCATTAGTTCTAAAAAAATATCTGGGTGGAGAGATCGATTTAGAAACGCTTACGATACTGGAAAAAATATTTTCTTTCGCAAAAGATTTTGATAAGAAGTTGCAAGATCCGGTATGGGAAACCGTAAGTTTAAAATTAAAAAAGTATATACCTTTCCTAAATATTAATGTGTTCCACTATAAAAAAATCTTAAGGGAATTGATCAATGAGTGAGTTTTTTGAATCTGAATTCGTCCAGGAAGAACTGGAAGAAATTAATCAGATGCAACAAGAAGTTTATGGGCATATTATGAATTTTGGTCAGTTGGATTCTGGTACTAAAAAGGAACATATTGAAAAATTGAGTACGTTGTTAGAAAAACAGCGATTAATGTATACTAGAATATCACTCTCGGATGATCCGAAAGCGATTGAAATGAAAGAGCAGTTGCAACAATCAGTACAAATGATGGGATTCCCACAAGGAACTGATATAAATGTACTATTCAGTGGTATGTATGATACTATTCAGGCTCTTAAACAACAGGTTGACTAACGACTAAATTTTTGTTATAATATCTAAGTAAATCCAATTAATCTAATTAATCCGAGGTAATCTAAATGTCTTTCGCAGACTTAAAAAAGCAATCTAAGCTTGGCTCATTAACCGCTAAACTGGTTAAAGAAGTTGAGAAGATGAACAACACAAGCGGTAATAATGATGACCGCATATGGAAACTAGACGTAGACAAAAGCGGCAATGGATATGCTGTAATACGTTTCCTTCCTGCTCCCGATGGTGAGGATCTACCATTCGTAAAACTATACTCCCATGCCTTTCAAGGTCCTGGTGGATGGTATATTGAGAACTCTTTGACTACTCTTAGTCAGAAGGATCCTGTTTCCGAGTATAACACTACTCTCTGGAATAATGGTACAGATGCAGGTAAAGAAACTGCACGTAAGCAAAAGCGTAAGCTAACTTATGTCAGTAACATCTATGTTGTAAAGGATCCTGCCAATCCTGAGAATGAAGGCAGAGTATTCTTATACAAGTATGGTAAGAAAATCTTTGATAAACTCACTGCTGCAATGCAACCTGAGTTTGAGGACGAGGAAGCAATCGATCCATTCGATTTCTGGCAAGGTGCAAATTTCAAGTTGAAGGCAAAGAATGTTGCTGGATATAGGAATTATGATTCCTCAGAGTTTGCTGCTGTAACTCCTCTTCTTGACGATGATGATGCAATGGAAACACTATGGAAGAAGCAAGATTCTCTCCAAGAGTTTGTAGCTCCTGATCAGTTCAAGTCTTATGAAGATTTGAAGAAGCGTCTTGATTATGTTCTTGGTAACAAAGGTCCAGTTCGTCAGGATCCAGAAGTTCTTGATGAGGACAATGATCGTGGTTCAGCAGAACAACTTGTTACTGCAGCATCTGCACCGAGATCTACTTCTTCAGATGAAGATGATGATGCTCTATCCTACTTCTCTAAATTAGCAGAAGAATAATCTAAGGGCACTGTCAATAAGACCCCCCATATGGTGGTAGGGCCTGAGTATAAGCAGGATATCCACCAAAGACTTCCTTCGGGAGGTCTTTTTTTTATGGTGATAAAATACGAATATTATCTACTTTCTTAACTATATTGCTGACATACTGTGAGGATTTGGAATATTTCATCAGTTTTCTACTGTCAGTTAAGAATTGCTGTAGGTAGAATGGTTTTAATACAAATATTCCTCTTCTATCAAGATTCTTTCTCATTTCATATTGGTAGTTACTAATAGGAACAGTAACATTAAATTCTGTAACTAATACACCTTTTCTACCAGTTCCAGTTTCAACTAAACCATCATCCCAGAATTTAACATAAGAGTTTGTTGGATCTGTATCTGTTTTTGGTCTTGGTGATTTAAAGTTTTGATCAACAACTTGACCTTTAGGTAAAATTGTTCTTCCTCTAGAATCTTTAATCTCAATTGTTTCATAAAAACGAGTTTCGTTCATTGCAGAACCATATGCATTTTCTGCAAAATAGAAAATATCTTTATCTGAGAGTGGCCATTGATCTCTTATATTAGTAATACCAGCAGATATTAAAACAACCCAATCCAGACCTTCTGAACCATATAGTTTTTTTGCTACTTGATCTGGTCTTTCACCATCAGTAATTTGGTATTTTTCAAAATTTGTTATTGTATTTTGAAAGTCTTCTCTAAGTTTAACTCTCTTAAAAATATTTTTTGCATCTATGTACTCTAATGTAGAATTAGAAGTTTTAAGAGGTGATGGGTATTGTAAGTTTGGTAGTTCTCTAAAGTATCCCATATCAATAACCTACTCCGTCTGAATTTGGATCATAATCCCAATTTTCCCCATAATCTCTTTCATATATGGGAGCCAATTCTGTAAATGCTAAACTCATAATTACAGAAATGGGAGTTCCATCACTATATGTTGCATATACGTTTTCACCTGTATAATTGACTGTTATATCATTTAAGGCACATTGTTTAAATCTATGTAAGAATGGATGAGTTTCACTTCCTTTCTTATACCTTAGTTCAAATACGTTTGGTGTTTCTAGGAATACATTTCCTTGTGAAACTTTGGGTGCCATATTTCTTTTAAATGATCTGATAATAGATTTTACTTGTTTTGCTTCTCTATCATCTCTGGGAGTCATTTTAAATTGGAAGCTGAATGACCTTAATGCTGGACCATTCATTAATAAAGTCATATTGGGGTTTATTACTGTACCACTCTGCCTTGATAATAGTTGTGTCCCAGTAACATTAACACTTGGTATCATACTTGCTGCTTGTGCTGCAAGATTTCTAGTTATTGTTTTTCCTATTTCTGATAGTGTGCCTTGATTTGTTTTCGCAATATCTGTACCTATACCTTTAATTTGTTTACCTATATCAGTAGATAACTCACCCATACCATATTCTTTTTCTTGGCCTTTATTATCTTTAACAGTTGTGCCTAATTTGCTAAGATCTTCACCTGCAGCATTTATAAATTTATTAACTCCTCCAGCAACAGCAGCAGAAACAGTATCTAAGGAATCTGGACCATATTGTACTTGATTTCTATCATTAATATTAACTGGCATAGGTAGTAGAATAACCCCATCTTCTACTAATTGTGCAGGACTATTGTTTCCGCGAGTGGGACTATTATCTTCATTAATAGCATAACCTGAACCTTGTGGACTAAGACCTGGTGCTGGATAATCTTTAATAGTTACTTGCAAGTAATCCGTATCATCGGTGATTGCTTCAAATGGATATCGTAATACTCTTGCCATTTATATTATTTTTTAGTTATTTAGCCTGAATTTAGCAAAAGGTATCTTATCGAGGTCATTTAATTCATCTGATGCCACACTATACAGTCCTCCAGCAACTTCACCCCACGTATATTGTCTATTTTCACCCCAATGGAAGTTAATTCCTCTAAATCCCCATTCATAGACAGCAGTTACGGCAACTAGTGGGTTTTGATCATATCTGATGTTCGGAGTCTTAGGATTATATACAAACACATAAAATTCACCTGCTTCTGGAGTTTTACCACCTTCTTCTAGGACATCGATTATATCTATCATTAAATCATCAGGGTCTTCAGTTCCAATTAGATTTTTAACTATAGAAGCAAC